GGAGATTTTTAATTTCCATATAATTTATAAACGTAACCACAACCATTGCAATAGTAATGACCGCAGCTACACCTAAAATAAATGATAGTGTTTCCATAGTTTGTTTAGTATTTAGATGTCAAAGAACCTATCCCTTATAGATTGAGTTATAAGATAAAAAAAAGCTTGCCGAATGGCAAGCTTAATTTAAATTTTGGTAAAAAACTTCTTAGAAGTTTAGTACACAGTAATCCATACCCATAGTAACAGTGAGGTTTACAGCACCCGCATCTGTGTCCCAGTTGTATTCACCAAAGTTAGCAGACTTAATGAATGCGCCTTTAATTACCCATTCTGAAACAATATCACCAACAGGACCTAATACTTGGATAGTTGGATCCTTCTTATAGAAGTCGGAGTAACCATCTCTACCTGTTACTGATTCGTGGTGTAAACGAAGCCATTCAATTACTGCTTGAGCACCTGAAGGTGTGATTGGATCGTATAGTGTCATAGTCAAATCATTCCAAACAGTTCTACCTTTTACTTTACGGTAGATGTTGATATGGTTTAATCTGATTTCACCTTGATCGAAGCCTACCGCTGATAAACCTTTAATCATGAAGGCTGGAATGCCTGTGATTGAGAAGATAAATCTATTCTGAACTTTAGGTTCGAATGGGGTGAAGAAAATATCGTTTATACCTAATACTGCCATTTTGCTGTGTTATTTATTTTATTATAAATATTTGTGTTTGAAACTTTTACGCTGGGAAAGTTGCACCAGTTGGTAAGATGCTGAAGTCGAGGTAGATGAATTCGGCTGTCTTAGTAGGCTGGATGAAGATTTGTCCAATTAGCTGGTTTCTATCAATTACGTCTGCAGTATTGTTGGAATCATCCATGATTACTCTAAACGCGTATAAACCTTGTCTCTGTTGTACTGACTCTAGATATGGGTTTACAATTGATAAGAAGTTGTTTCTAGTTGTTAAAGTATTTTGTTCAAACACTAAGTTGTTAGCAACTTGAGAAATAAATCCTTTAAGTTGAATTAACAATCTACGAACATTTACTCTATCAAGAGCAGATGACTTAGTTTGTAATGTTTTCTGACCGTATACTACAACTCCAGTTCCTGGGAATGTAGCGATTGGATTTACTTTACCTGTGTATAAGGTATCGCGAGTTGCTTGAGAGAGTTTTTGTTCTGCTCTAATTACTTGACCTAAACCACCTCTGTTAATACCTGCTGGAGCGAACCATGGATCAGAAGCTCTGTCATTGAAAGCGTAAACACCTGGAATCAAAGCTGAAGCTGGAGTCCAAACATTCTTACCTGTTTCTGGGTCAAGTACTTGACACCATGGCCAGTAAGTTGCAGCATATGAAGTGTCTCTAGAGGCAGCTTGTGAAACTACAGCTCCTGCTGTTGAACCATATCCAACCATGTCTGGAATGTAGATATTATCTCCTCTATTTTGAGTATTTGTAATGACGCTTGTAATAGCTGAGCTATGTGAAGCGAAAGCATTTACTAAACCTGGAGTTACTAATAGATTGAATCTGTAATAATCTTGGTTAGATAATAAGTTAATCATATTAGTGTAGTCAGTTGCTACTAGACCTTGAGTATCAGTGTTACTAATTGCCTCATAGTAAGCATTACCACCTGCTGAAATTGGATTACCAGTTGCGGCACCAAAAGAGCTACTAGCGTTTACTGGAATTGAACCTGTGAAAGCAGCTTTAGCAACTCCGTTATTATCAAAATAATTTGGAGTAGGGGTACTAACTGATTTTACTCTAATGTAATTTGATCTATTAGCATAAGAACCTGAAGTAGTAAGCTGGATAGTTGATGGATTGTAATTTTGGGTTTGATCACCAATTACAGCTGCAATGTAGTTACCTTGGGTTGGGTCTAATGATAAATTAGTCCAAGTTTCTAAAACAATCTGGCTGTTTGTAGTATCATTACCTTGTCTTACTAATAGAGTAAATGTACCTGAAGAGGTATTAGCATTTTGGATTGCCCATCTAACGTTGTCTGAAGTACCACTAGCTAAAGCACCAGATGAATCTAGTGAGCTTGAGCTGTTCATGATAACACCTTCAGAAATAGTTTCTAAGATAAATGCTTCATTTCCATCAGCGTTAAGGATAGCACAACCTGCTACAGAAGCTGTAGCTGTAGTAGCTGGAGCCCAAGTTGCAGAGGCACTTACTACTCTAGCAACTAGAAGTGAAGTACCACCGTTTATAAAGTAATTGTAGGCTGTTAAGGCTGTTAGGAATGAGTATGAGTTACCACCACTAACAAACGCACCACCAAACTTATTAATGTAGTCTGAGTAAGTTGTTACAATAGTTGGAATTTCAACTGGTCCTTTTGTTGTTGGGCCGATGATAGCTGCTCCAACTGTAGCTGGAGTTTGAGTTAAAAATGACTGATCGTTTTCTCTTGCTAAAACACCAGGTGATACTAAAGTTTCTGCCATTTTGATAATAGGTTATATTTTATTATAAATATCAAGCCTCTGTTCAAAAAACAGCTTGATACACGCAACCTTAAAAAGACAGAACTACTTATATTTAATAAATATTAAGTACTTTTTCTAGAGATTTTATTACCATCTCTGGGGTAATTGATTTAGTACATTCGAAATGTCTTGGAGTGTCTTTATGTTCTGGACACCATTCCCAATCTCCTGGGTTAAGCCATTCACGGTTAAAACATCCTGAACAAAGTCCTGCCGGAGTATAAATACGCTCACAATCTTCAAATTCACTGTATGGTTTTGAGAATCCTGAGATGAGTATTGTTTTTTGTCCTAAAGCCCAACTTAACCAACTTAAACCACTACCTACACCAATAAAAGCATTAGCATGTACTATGTCATTCATTCGGTCCTCAAGTGGTAAATTGCCTGTTTTATTAACTACATTTTTTAAAGTACCACCTAATTTAGAATCATGCCATTCATCATTTAAAGGTTCACTTGTAATCATAACCGCTTTATAGCCGTTATCATTTAACCAGTTAATAACACGTTGCCATCCACCTGGGTAATTCCAGTACTTAGCATGAGCTGAAGCATGGGGAGCAATTACAACATATTTTTGTTTAATTGCCTTAGGTTTTTTCTTTAAGTATACTCTTGGTTTTATTTCTGTATACTCTAGACCTAGAATATCTGAGGCAGTTTGAGCTAAAGGTAAGTTTTTAAACTCACGAACATTCTTATCTAAGTTAATTGAGTGGTCTTCATTATAGAACCATCCAACATTGTACATAGCATATAAACTGTGAACTGTAGTACCAGGTTTTACAAATTCAATATCTTTGTAAGTTTTAGTAAACCATTCATTATGGAATGTAGATACAATAAGTTCACACTTATGTTTTTTTCTAAATTCTTCTAGATAAGGAAACCATGCTAATGTATCACCTATAGCTGAAGAATCCATATGAATGTAAACTCGTTTACCTTCAGCATTATATTTGTGTTCAAATACTAAGTCATCCTCTTCATACACTTGAACTAACCAGTTAGTAAAGTATTTGCGGTTAGTACGAGTCCACATATTATTTGAAAGATTACTTTCATGGACTACTTCATTTTTATCTTGGTCTATAAATTTTACAGTGTATTCTCCTTTTTCAGAACCTAAAATTTCTAAAAAGGCACCATCAAGAAAATGACATATAAAAGTATTTTTAGATTCTTTATAAGGTAAACCTAAAATTTTTACATTATTGTAAATTTCCTTCAAAACTTCTTTCATATAACTCTACTAATTCTTTTGTTCTGTTAAACCAATCTAATTCTTTAGCTGTGTTTGAGCATCTTTGTCTGTAACTGTCCCAATTATCCATTATATCATCTAATCCTCTAGCCATCTCAAATATGTCACGAGGTGCTCTCCAACCACCATGAAATACAGTTTCATGTTCCCAATCCACTATAACAGGCAAACCTGCAGCTACAGCTTCAATCATTGTTAGATTTGGATGACCTGCTTCCAACATTG